GCACAGGGTTATGTTTAGAACAATATTGCGTTTGTCAGAGGATCAGGTGCCGGTTGACAGGCCAAACTTACTGGAATCACGCAGAATTGAGCAAATTATGCCCGCACCAGTCCGAGAATGCGTGTATATCATGACGGATGACCCGAATAATACGTTTTTGGTCAGTGAAGGCTATCTGGGAATAGCATTATGAACGATAAACAGCAAAAAATACTTCAAACCTTTGCCGAGGCGCATAAAAGCTGGCCAAAAGAGGCCCTGGACCTGGCGTTATGGAAGGTTCGGTGGCTAATGACGGCACTCCCGCATCAAAAAGAGCCAGAAGACGAGGATTACGATACCTTTTTGCTACTTGCAGGCCGCGGATCGGGCAAAACGCACACCGCAAGCAACTGGATTGGGCTTCGGGCGGCAGAATTTGACAAAACCAGGTGGTTGGTGACGGCCCCGACGTCAAATGACATCCGTGCGACCTGTTTTGAAGGCGATTCCGGGCTTTTAAATATTATCCCGAGTTCATTGATCAAGGACTACAACAAGTCACTGTTTGAGTTGACGTTAAAGAATGGGTCCATGATCCGCGGCATCCCCGCCTCAGAGCCAGAACGTTTTCGTGGTACCCAATGGCATGGCGCGTGGATGGACGAGTTGTGTGCGTTTGAGTACATTGACGACGCGTATGACCAGATCCAGTTTACGTTGCGACTGACGGACCCCAGGATCGACCGTGTACGTACAATTATCACAACGACACCAAAACCCCTGGAATTGATCACGGACTTGAACGAGGGCAAGATTGGTGGGGACGTGTACGTCTCACGCGCCAGTTCTTACGACAATAGAAGCAACCTATCGCCGACCTTCTTCAAGCAGCTAGAAGCCTATGAAGGTACCGACCTCGGTAAGCAGGAGATTTACGGTGAGATCCTGGACCCGGAGAACGCGGGCATTGTGAAGCGGAAGTGGTTCCGCATGTGGTCGCATACAAAGCCGACGCCCATCTTGGAGTACGTCCTCGCGTCGTATGACCCCGCTACCAGTGAGAAGACCCATAATGACCCTACCGCGTGTGTGGTTATTGGGGTCTTTGATCGGGAGGACGCTGGAACGTGCTGCATCTTGCTGGACGCATGGGACCACCACCTGTCGTACCCCGAACTGCGGCGTAAGGTGCAAGAGGACTACCGTGAGGTGGTGTACGGGTCTGACAACACCTTCGCCAAGGGGAAGAAGGCGGACTTGATTTTGATGGAGGACAAGTCGGCGGGTATCAGTTTGATTCAGGAGCTGCAGGCGGCACACCTGCCGGTGAGAAGCTACAACCCCGGACGTGCGGACAAGGTCCAGCGTATGAACATTGTCGCCCCACTGATTGCAAAGGGCAAGGTCTTCATCCCAGAAGACCCGAGTAACCCTGGCGAGTTCGCACCATGGGCCAAACGTTTTATTCGTCAGGTGTGTTCGTTCCCAGAGGCAAAGGGCCACGACGACTACGTTGACGCGCTGTCACAAGCACTGCGGGTGTTGCGCGACTCGGGGTGGCTGCAACTGGACCCATTGCCGGCAAGGGCATACGACCACTCGGACGACGTCGCAAGGCGCAAGGTGTATAACCCGTACGCAGCATAAAAGGGGCGATTTACCTACGAAACAAGGGTAATTAGTTATAGAGGATTCAACAACAATAACAAAACCCAACCGAGACGCTCATGCTCAACCCCATTAAAACCCCGCAGCAGATGATGTTTGAACAGGCGCGTATCCCGCATTACAATACCGGAAAAATCGTGCAAGGGATTGGTAAGGAGTTGATGCAGCAGTTTGGTAATCGTGTCCAGGAAGCGGTGCGGAAGTATTTCCGCGCGACTGGCAAGATGCCGACTCGTGAAGAGATGCAACAACTGGAGCAACACATTGCGTCGTTGAAGTCGCCTGCCCCTTCGGCACCACAACCCCGTGCTGTAACGGCGGCAGCAGAACCAAACGTTAACAAGTTTGTAGACAAACAAGGCCGGCCGTACTCAGCCGTACCAAACCCCAAGCGGCCTGGTCAGGTGATGACACCCGAGGCCGCGACGGGCTACGGGACCAAGGACCAGTTCGGCATGGAGCCGCGCAACTTGCGTGCACGTCAGCCGTACTACGAGCCGCCACACGTCAATGCGTTTGGAGAAGACCCGTTCACGTCACTCGCCAACACTGGACGCACGTCAAACCGTACGTGGCAGAGGTCGATGACGCCATCGACAGAGGACTTGGCAGAACGAGAGATGGCTGCAGTCGAGCGTGAGATCCCCGACGAGATGGGTGGTCTGTCACGCGTTCAGTCAACTGAGGGTGATGTACCGACACTACGTCCGTCACCAATCGCGGAGACGGCGGGTGCGCTAGAGGGTCCTGCGATGGACAAGATCAGCACCGACATCTTGATGGGCAAGCACAAGGACCTCGTGCGTAAGGTAGAGCAAGACTTCAGGGCACGCGGCATTGACCCTGATGAGGAGGACATCTTGAACGCGATCAACGCGGAGATGAACCCACTACGTCACAACTACACAGGGCAGAACCCACTTGGTGAACGTCCGGCGATCCCCCGCGGTGCCCCGTCAGCAGAAGCACGAAAAGTTATTGAAGAGTGGCGCAGCAAGGCCCGCGCCTCAGGCATTCCTGAGTCTACGGTAAGTGAGCACCCGTCGAAGTGGGACCTTAAACATCGCCAAGAATATTTGAACCGCACACAGCCGGGTGAGCGTGCACCGTTTGCTAGAGGCTGGGAAGAGGTCGAAGGTTTTGCAATGGGCGGCATGGTCCCTCCTAGCAACCCAAACGACGCAAACTTTGCCGACGGTGGGTTTGCTGGCCACCCAGCGACGGGTATGCCCCAGGGCATGATGGGGACACCCGCGGCATCACAGACATGGAACGTACCCAACGTCAACCCCATGGCCCCGGCCAACATGTTCCACAACGCGAACGTCAACCCAAACGACACAAGCCCACGCGACATGCAAGCGGAGATGATGGTCAAGGGTTACGCGGACGGTAAGATTGTAAAAAAGCCTGAGGGGGTCGACTACGGTCCAGGTCGTGCCCTTGCACAAGGCGCGACAATGGGCTGGTCGGATGAAATAGAAGCCGCGTATAAGGCATTGAGAGACCAAGGAATGGACGCCTTTACGGCAAAACAAACGCTGTCCAATTTGGTTACAGGAAAGCAAGCACAATCCCCGTACGAGCAACAGTTAGAAAATATTAATGTTGGCAAACGACAGTTTGAAGAAAAGAATCCAAAGCTGTCTATGGGACTAGAATTGGCGGGTGGTCTTCCGCTGATGTTTGTCCCAGGTGCCAACATGATGACGGTGCCAAAGTTAGCCGCAGCAGGCGCAATGTACGGCGCGGGATCAGCGGACCCTGGTGAAAGGTTAATGGGTGCCGCCATTGGCGCGCCATTGGGTGTCGCCATTCCAAAGGCAATACAAGGATTAGGCAAGGCAGGCAAGGCCGCGTACAAGGCCGCAAGAAAGCCGTTCATGAACCCTGAGGCGCGTGTTGCGCAGGAGTTTACCGACCGCCCTTTTGATTACCGCTCGGGGATGAAGTCGCCTTCGTCTGCCGAGCGGCAACAATGGATTGGTCAGGCGCATGAGGCTGGCGTTAAGGCATTTGAACAGAACGACCCCGCGTACAAGGCAGCGGTATACGCGTCATGGTTGAAGGCACGCCCTGACATGGTCCGCGCCACGGGGGCACAGAACTACGACCAGTTGATGGAGGCCGTGTACGGACAGGCAGCCAAAGAGACGGGTGAGCAATTTAAACGACTGCCAAACAAGGTCCAGATGTACGGCCCCGATGAGGCGGACAAGATGGACTACATCGCGCGAGCACAACGGTTGGGTGTTAGCCCCGCCGAGTTCATGCGTCAGAAGTTAAAAGAGGGCAAGCCCTTTAATATTTTTAAAGATACAGACAACCCGCACCCGTACCTGGCCAAAAGAGATCCACTTTCTGGCATGAACGAGAACGAAAAGTTCCGCGCGGTTCATGATTATTTTGGACACCTGGGTACAAAAAGACCAAACACGTTTGGCCCGCAGGGTGAAGAGAACGCTTGGATGACACACCGTCAGATGTATTCACCACTAGCAGAACCGGCGATGACGGCAGAGACACGAGGGGCAAATAGCTGGGTCAACTACGTGAACCCAGAGAATATTGCACGTCGTAAGAAAAAGTTACCTACTACGGAATACGCAGAAAACAAACCTGTACTTCTCCCAGCGGAGGCCTCTGACCCGGCGTACGCAGGTGGAATGCCCGAATACTTGAAACGGATTGTGAAATAATGGCGAACATACCCGCACTACCCATCCAGGCCGGGGGAAACCTCTCCGCGTTGTCCTACGTCAACAACGAGGACGATGACGAGCCACACAAGCAAAAACAGATTGAAGAG